CCTCTATGTTTAGCCACATCCACTACTGCCGCCTTGCCCATCACTACCCCCTTGCCCATCGGTACAACCTGTCAACAGATTGTAAGTAATGCCTCTGAAGTAAATGCCTACAAAATTTCCCCCTGGCTCATAGCCAATTTCATTGGCGTTGGCTCATAGCCAATTTCATTTCCAATTTTTTTTTTTTTTTTTTTTTTTTTTTTTTTTTTTTTTTTTTTTATGAACTCCTCTAATAAAACTCCTCCCTCTCAAAGGGGGAACTTTTTTAAGCAGGGAATTATTTTGGAAGCATTACGTACAATCTGTCACAAGGTTCGATCCCATATACCGATTGTAGTGATGGGTTGTACTGGTTGTAAAGGGGATATTTTCCAAAAGTGAAAATGTCCCTAGTGCCGAGAATCAACTTTTAACGGGGACGAGTTATAAAAAAGGGAGTTTTCACTCCCCATCGGCTTCACCATCGTTGGGCTGATGGCGAAGCCACAAGTCCACTATCTCATCCAGCATCCGCTCATCGACAGCGGATGCCAAATCGATGATTGCCTCCCACATCTTGTGATGTGGGGGCAACAGGATTCGCTTTCTACCCATTGCGATGCCTCCTTGGACGCCGACATTTGAAAATGACGACGTCCACGAGCCCATCGGATTCGATGACCAACTCCAAATAGGAGCGGACATCGACCACCAGGGATGTGCCAGTTGTGGTGATGGCGGTATGGCTCTCGCCATCATACATGTGTACGATGGCGATTTTGCCGTGACCGCCTACGATTACGTTGTGCCATCCCGTAGATGGGATGTAAACGTAACCGTTGCCGTTGCATTGAAAGCATGCAATTTGACCCATAATTTTTACCTCCTTTTCAAGATCGGTATGAACCGACCGTTTTCGAACCGCACGGGGCTGTCGTACCATGCCACAACCGCATTCAGTAGTGAATGAATGTGCGACTCAATCCACCGCTCGAAATCTGCGGTGGATTCAAACTGGACGTGGGCAGTAATCTCATCCTTGGTCAGAATCAAGGTCGGGGATTCCCCCCACTGTAATCTAACCTTCCACATTTTCTCACCTCCCTTCTGAACTGGAATCAACTTGTTTTACGTGTGTGTAAAATGGAAATGGGGGGTGGTAGTCCCCCCCATTTCATTTCCGCCTCATTGCGGCTAATACTGTTGCCGCATCGAGGCCTAGATTGGCGGCTGTCTTAGCCGCCAACCGTTCAATGGGGTCTCCCTCTGAGGGGAGGGAGTACACCCATACGCCGCCCGCCTGCGGGAGGCGACTTTTGATTTGATTAATCGCCACCCGCAGAAAATCGGGCACCATCTGGCCGGGAATCGTGACTACCCACGATGTCCCAGTTTTCGTGTCAGAAACGGCAAACTTGAGGTCTGCAGTTTCTGACTGCATGGTGATCGCATAGCGACTCATGACCTTCCCACCTCCTTTCTACTAGATCCGCAGGGAGGGGGGTGGAAGGGGGATTTTATGCGTATTTGGCGCTGACTTTCATCCCCCCAATTTATCCCACTAAACCAATCCCATCAGAAGCCATCACCACCAGGGGGCTACCCTCTATTCCCAGAACAAACAAGTTGACAAAGTAGCCGACGGCGAGTATAATCGACACAACGACGGAAAGGTACCAAGATGGCGTTTCTGAGTTACGCACAAATCGTAAAGCGATTGCAGAACGAGCCGACGTACATTGGCAAGAGTATCATCTTCAACGCCGTCGACCCGTCAATCAACAACGCCTACAACCGACTGAGCGGCACGCCGACGCTATCGTTTGACTTCACGGGCTCGTCATGTATCGAAGGAACGATTAGATATTTTCGACTAACCCCCATCGGAAACGCCAAGGTCATCGTCTATGTGCCCAACACTCCAACTGAGTATGCGTTAATCTATCCGTCAACCTGTACAGTTAAATTTGGCTATCCGTCGGCACCGTCGATAAGTTTCGGCGTCGAGATGTCCAACCGCACATCCTTGAGCCTTGCCGCCGACGTCAACCGACTTGAGTATCGCTGTGGACGGGGCGCTAGCCAGCAGCACACTGTCCTCCTCACTAGCGTCTCGTCCATCAATAAAATACAACACACCGACAACAACTACATTGAACAACTCGTTACGAGTACGACGTCCACCCTCAATGTCTTCAGCCCCCAGGGACGGGTTCAATTAAACGGCAAAGGCGGCAACGGTACAATCGTTTATTCGTCGACGACCAACGGCATGTTTGAACACTACGTCGGACAGAATTTCAGTTTCTGTGCCGTCCATGGCATGGGTGGCTACGGCGCCGCATTTGCACTTGGCAATGGGATTAGACGAATCTACTTCCAATCCACAGATTGGACTTCTCTAACGACGTCCTTTTACGACTCAAGCGGCAATTGGGTATCGTCACCGCTAACAGTCTATGGCACTGGCTCGACGACACAAAAGGTATCCGTGACGGGCTTGTTGCAAGTGTCGAGAGCGGCGTCGACGTCGGCAAGCGACTACGGCTTATCAATAACAGCAACACCGTGTAGAGGTTTAAATGTGACGTGCGAAGGCACAAGCGTCGATGCAGCCAAAATCGGAGCACGCATCTATACTCGTTGCTCGACGCCGAACTCGATGGTCTATGGTTTATGGACACTTACCTACACAGGTGGTGTACATACGAGTAATATCATCGGCTATGTGAACACCCTCTTCATCAGCGACTCCTCCACCCCCTGGAGTATGAAGGGCATCCACATCGAGTTAAACCGAACAAGTCCCTATAAGGTGTCTAATTTGAGGGGTATTGAAATCGACGACCTCCGACCAGCATCAGTCTATAGAGCGGAGTCCATTAGAGCCAAAGGCGGCGATTCGTATCTGTATGGTAAACTTGACGTTTGGGACGGCGACTTACAAGTGTGGGGTGGTATAGACTACCATCCATATACCGCTTCAATCCAAAGTGGTGGTACAGTTGCGGAATACGACGCCACCTTCCCTCGTCGCCAAGGATTCCTCTGGGCAACGAGTTCTAAAACATACACCGACGCCCCAGGATGTTTGGTATTAATGCCTGCGATCCTAGAAGAACAATACCTAAACCCCGACTACCGCTATCTCTACGGCTTCGTCTATTTGCACAACGATTACACCCTTCGCCTCGCTAAACGTTACCACTACGGCGCCAATTACCTGCCAGTTGATCCCATTACCGATGGCAGCAATCCAATCGTCGGTCTCAACTACTTCGGTGACGGTCGGGATGGCGACGTTACCATTTACTCCAACACGTTCATGACCCGTGACATCTATGCCAACAACCTTACCGTCACTGCTGGTAGCATCCTCGACACGGCTGGCTATCGTATCTTCGTACGTAAAAAATTAACTGTCGACGGCACCATACGATGCAACGGCGCACCAGGAGTCGGATCAATGCCAGGATTTGGCATCTCCAGTGGCTTTGGCTTGCTACTTGGCGGAAATGGTGGAAGTGGAGGGGCTGGTAGTGGTGAAGGTGGTATTAGCGTCGTCGGGCTAGGTGGTAACGGCGGCAATGGTGGAGGTGCAGGTGGCGGTGGCGGTGGAAAGGTTACCACGTCAAACATGATTCCAATCTCAGACATCGCCTCTCTATTGAACCTTCGTGAACTAGCCACAACATCCATGACTCGCTACACTGGTGGAGCAGGTGGCGGAGGTGGAAGTGGCTTTATAGATGCATGGGACGAACACCCTGGCGGTGGTGGCGGACAAGGTGGTGGTCCAGTCATTATAGCCGCACAATTTATAACTGGATCAGGTTCAATTGAGGCTAAAGGTGGAGACGGAGCACCTGCTCCAGAAACCAACACCTACGGCGGCGGTGGAGGAGGTGGAGGCGTAATAGTCATCGTCTATTGCCACAAAGGCTATGACTACGCCTTAACACTTAACGTAAGCGGTGGACAAGGCTACAACGGCGGTCAAAATGGTCAACCAGGTCAAATAATTTGGTGGAAGGTAAACTAATGGGTAAATTTAACGACACTCACATGATTTGCAACTTCGCTGCCGTCAACTTCAACACCTTCATGGATATGATTGAAGGCATCCTAACAGACGATCAGGCGAAACAACTTGAAGACAACATCATTCAATCCATCGGCATCGACATCAAATACCAAGCCGTAATGCAAATCCAACGCATTGCAGCCAATGCAGGTATTAGTGGACACATCATTGTATCAAAGGAGTTACATGATGCCATTAACAGACGAAAGTAAGTCTAGATTGCTTAATGAAGCACTTTCCACTATTGGACTTCCTGCACGGGTTCCAGATCGTTTAGCGGCATTTGAATACGCCATTAACGCCCTCATGGAGTGGCTATCAGACAAGGTGACAGCAGATGAGTCAAGTAGATAGATGGCAACCAACCAAACTGAACGCCGTTCATCGTGAGATGATACGGTTACACATTTTGGGTCTAACGAACACAGACATTGCCAAACGTCTCCACGTCACAAAAGAATACGTTTACGTCGTATTAAGCAGTGACTTAGCCAAGCGTCACATCGAGAAAATCCAGAACGATTACGACGCCGCAATAACCGAAGCCTCTGAAGACCTGCGAGAACTAGCAACCGAAGCCACTAAACACTTACGTGCAATCATGTATGGCGAAATCGACGTCGATTACAAACACAAAACTACCGTCGCTCTCCAAGTCCTAGATCGTGTAGGCTTAGGTAAAATAACCAAAATCCATAGCATTAACGAGAACCTTTCCCGTGAAGAAATCGAATCCATAAAAGCCCGTGCCCGTATGCGTGCTGCTGATATAGTGGAGGTAAAGAATGACGACAAACCAACCAATAATGTCGATGCGACAACTAATAGTCCTACTGACAACAATGATTCTGTCCAGTAGCGTAACCGCAGGTACGGTAACCTATTTTGGACCTAATACTATGTTAGACCAACGCATTGCCATCTGTGAGACCAAAATCAATTACCTGGAAATAAACCAAACAGTTGTATTGGACAAACTCGACGCCCTCATTAAATCGGTTGAACGTTTAACAGTTTTAATGGACAACTTAAAGGAGACGATTGGTGGAAGACATAATTAAAAAAGTTTGGTCGCTTTGCCAAGATTGTGCCATCACAATCTTCAACACCAAGCCCCCGACAATCGACTACGCCTATTCCGTAGCCCGTCTACTCTTCATGACAGCCGCTCATGAGAGCCATTTCCAATACCGTCGTCAAATGGGCTTCTCACCAGATTCAGATAGAGGGGCGTTTTCACTCTTCCAAGTTGAATGGGACACTGCCAAAGACCTTTTAACCAGGCTCTTTATCAAACCATCTTACCTCCGTTACAGGTGTGAAGACTACATCCAACGTCATCAACTACCACTCATCGACATAATGAACGTCAAATCCACCACCATTTTGCCCCTACTCCAGACCCCAGAAGGAGATGCATTAGGCTGCCTGCTCGCACGACTAAAGTACCTTGCCCAACCTTCCCCTATTCCTTCCACTTCATACGAGCAGGCAGTCTATGCAAAACGATACTACAACACTCCATTGGGCAAAGCCACCGCAATGGATTATTTAAAAGCCTATGAAAAATACTGGAGGATTCTTTATGGGATTAATACGGGATCTATTCAGAGGTTACAGACGTTACAATCACTTGAAACGGGAGATGCAAATAATGAAACCATTGTTCCAAAGTAAAACTACACAAAACGTCGCCATCGGCACAGCAGGTGGCATAGCCGTACCCTACATCATCATCTCCACAATTCGATCCTTTAACCCTCAACTCCTTCCATGGTCAGAAGGAGATGACCAAGCCATATCCAACTTCCTAACCCTAATCCTTACTCCACTTATCTCACGGTTCGTCGCCATTTGGCGTAAAAAGGATACAGCACAATGAAAAAACTAATAGCCCTTTTCATTGCCCTACTTTTCTTTTATGGCTGCGTAACCGTCAAATCTCCCGACGGCATCGTAACCACAACTCCCGACGCCAACGCTACAATAGCCATCCTACAAGCCTCAATCGAAACCGCCCAAATAGCCCTAGAATCCTACATCAATTTCGCCAAAGAACAAAACAAACTCCAAGAATCTGCCACCCAACGTGAAATCCTGCGCCAGCAGGTTCGTATTGAACAACTTCAACAACTCTTAACCACCATAAGGAGCACAACCAATGCCAAAGGGAACGAAAGTTGAAAAAGTCTACACTGCGCTAAAAAAGAAGGGCAAGGACGAGGGTTCAGCGGCTCGCATTGCCCAAGCATTAACAGGCTTATCCTTAAAGACAGGTAAACCTCCTAAAAAGAAGAAGTCCTCGAAAAAGGGACTTTTTCCAAAACGGAAAGTATCCCTAAATGATCAGACTTGATGAACATACCAGAAGCATACTAGCGGAATGTTATGCTAGTTTAGAGCAGTTTTGCTATGTAATGCATCCCGAGACCTTTACGATGAAGTTTAGTCCCATTCATAAAAAGGTGTTGGAGGTGCTAGAGGACGAGGAGCATTGCAAGAAGTTGATCATTGCGCCTCGTGGCATTGGCAAAACGTCGCTGGTATGTGCGTGGATTGAGCGAATGATTTTGTACAGGGAATGCAAGGTTGTGTTGTATATTAGCCATAGTGAACAACTGGCTGTTATGCAAACGGAAAACATCAAGTTCAATTTGACAAGTCCAACTGTTCGTGCCGTTTTCGGAGACGTGACGGTGTCGGATAATGATAACGACATCGACCAGACGTTCTCCAAGAAATCGTGGGTTGCATTCGGCTCTACGATTGTAATACCACGAGGCTGTTTACAACAGGTACGTGGTATTAGGTGGAGACAGTGGCGACCCGATGTGATTGTATTTGACGACTTGGAAGACAAGCAGGAAGTGCAATCGGAGACCAACAGAGAAGGCATTCGTCGTTGGTTTTATTCAGACCCCCTATATGCGGATAGTTTGGTCGGTAATGAGGAACAACCAACACGTTTTGTGTATATCGATACGTTAAAGCATCCCGATGCATTGCCACTCTATCTCGAGAAGGGCGGATGGCATACAACGTACTTGTCAATTTGTGATGAAAACCTGCATTCCCTTGCACCTGAGTTTATTACAGATGAAGAGTTGGCTGAAGAACGGGCAGCGGCGGCGGCAACGGGGACACTAGAGGAATGGTATCTTGAAAGGCTTAACAGCACTAATGTTGAGGAGACGAAGCGATTTAGACGGGAGTATTTCAAATACTACACGGATGAGGATATCAACAACTGCCACGACCTTGAGTGTGCGATATTGGTTGATCCTGCCAGGGTGATTAAGAATACGACGGACTATACGGCAATCGTTGGGGTTGGAGTTAGTGCCAAGAACAGGCGCATTTATGTAATGGACATCGTTAGCGATAGGATGTATCCAGATCAGATGTACGATGAGATTTTTTCGATGGCGAGACGGCTGGGGGCTAGTGTAATTGGTGTCGAAGACGCTGGTCTGGGATCGTTTGTGACATATCCACTTGAAAATGAAATGCGTAGACGAGGCATCAACTGTCAGTTGGTGGTATTGCATACGGGTTTGAGGAAGAAAGAGGACAGGATAGGAGCACTACTGCCGTTCTATCGTATGGGTATTGTATATCATAACCCATCTATATGTCAACAACTAGAGCAACAACTCTTATCCTTTCCTCGTGGGAGGTACGATGATATCGCTGATGCTTTTGCATATTTACCGAAAATACTACATGAAGGGGAACGCTTTTTTATCGGCGATAGCGAACCTACTATTAGCCGAAGAAGCGTGGATGCGAAGAAATTAATGCCAGCCCTAACCACTTCGTGGGAGGTAATTTAATGCCAGAGTATGATTATGTATATCCGAATGATTTGGACCTTCGTCCTACGTCCAAATTACACGAAAAACTCGTCACAGAGATAATGGGACGTGCTGTATACAGTAGCAGTGTCATGTCTGCTAGATACGACAGTTGGCGTAAAATAGACCACAACTTGACGGCATATGTGCCATTGAGCGAGGAAGAACGCATTACCAAAGCCAACGACCCCCGCAAACCTGTATCCATTGTCGTGCCGATGAGTTTTGTAGTATTGGACACGATTATTACCTATTTGTCAAAAGCATTCCTAGAGGACATCTTCTTTCCTTGTGAAGGTATTGGACCAGAGGACACGATTGGAGCCATCAAACTCCAGCACGTGTTACAACAACAAGCCATAAGGGGAAAGTTGGAACTGGCTCTTCATACACAATGGAGGGACATGTTAGCATACGGCATGGGATTCGTCGTACCAGTTTGGACAGTTCGTACTGGTCCAGTTAAACCGACAGTGGCTAATGCCTTTGACGAACTCCTGGCGTCGATTGAGGGCTTCCAACCCAACATTTTGTGGGAAGGACACGAGTTCGAAAACATCGATCCATATTGCGTGTTGCCTGATGTAAATTGTCCTATTAATAAATTACACAAAATGGAATACTTTGGTTGGTTCAGTACGACTAATGAAATGGATTTACTAAAGGCTGAACACGCTGGTGGTGAGGGGTATTTTAACTGCAAATACCTCAAGGACTATCGTGGTAAGTCCAAACTGAACCTAAATCAACACGGTCGTGGCGACAAGTATGGTATGTATACTGATTACGACAACAAATACACGACGACCGTCGACGTCATCACAATGATGGTCAAACTCATCCCAAGTGAGTGGGAACTCGGCGACAGCGACTTGCCCGAGATTTGGAATTTTGAACTGGCTAACGATAGGGTTATTATTAAAGCCTCCAAACTTGACTATGACCATCAATGTTTCCCTGTTTGCGTCGCCGCACCAGATTTCGATGGATACTCCGTTTCCCCTCAAGGCAGGTTAGAGATAATCTACAATCTCCAAGAATATGCTGACTGGTTGCTCAGCAGCCATATCGTCAACACCCGCAAATGCATTAACAACATGTTGGTCGTCGATCCCAACCGTATCAACATCGACGACTTGATGACGCCAACCGCAGGTAAAATCATCCGTACAACTTACAGTAGTTGGACGGCTGGTGGACTCGACGGAGCGATTAAACAACTTGAGGTCACTGATGTAACCCGTAACCATATGAACGACCTTCAAATCGTAATGGACCTCATCCAGCGTGCAAGCGCCGCCGTCGATAGCCTACAAGGATTTATGCGTCCAACTGGCGAACGTCGTACAGCCACTGAGACACGAGACACTCGTATGAGTGCGCTCTCCCGTTTAGCACGCATTGCACGTGTATGTAGTGTTATGGGCATGCGCAACTTAGGCGAATTGATGGCATCTCAAACCCAACAATATATGTCCCAGCCGACGTGGGTCAAACTAATTGGCAGTTGGGACCAAGTACTCATGAGGGAATACGGTGACCAGTTGCAGATAACCGACAGACGTCTTTACGTCGAACCTCGTGACCTTCAAATTGGCTACGACGTCGCCGTCAAAGACTCCTTTTTGGGCGGCAGCGAATACGGTGATTTGTGGATACAATTAATGCAAATCGTAGGCTCAATGCCACCACTTGCACAACGTGTGGACCTCGTCAGGATGTTTCTACACGCCGCTCGTTTACTCGGCGCACGCAACATCCAAGACTTCGTCCAACAGGCACAAGTCGTACCACCAATTGACAATGTTCAGGTAGCACCTGATCAAATGATACAAGAAGAACTAGCGAAAGGTAACATGATGCCCTATGGACAACAAGAACCCCCTAATGCTTACAGCCCGACAATGGCAGGAGTTTAGTGAGACCCCCATTTGGAGGGCAATCCAACAGTACTTAAGCGCTACGCTTGAGGTTATGCACGTCGCACTCGAGGACGCACAAAACCGCAATCTCGAGGAACTGTGCATCCTTAAGGGTAGATGCTTACAATTAAGAGAACTGTACACTTTACCCACAGTAATGGCTAAGGAACTGGAACTAAAGGAGAAAGCACATGACTATTGACGAACACGTACAAGACACCCCCGAACAAGAAGACCTTCCTGATGAGTTTTATAACCCTGACGACGAGGAGGAACAGCAGTCGGAAGAAGTTGATGACGAACAGGAAGAGCCTGAAAAAGATGAGGATTTGTCTAAACTAAAAGCCGAAATCGCTCGTCTCAATCAACTTGTTCGTGACATGAAGGAGGCACAATCATCTATCAACGCTCAAGTAGATGATAGCCCATTCCTAACCCCAGACGAATTTAACAACCTCACCTACGAGGAGTTTAACAAGGTTTTACATAACGTCTATATTCGTGCAATCACCACTGCACGTGAGTTACTATCCAAGGAACTTCCCCAAGTCATTGAAAAAAGAATCACCCACAACCAAAGTGCCGAAAAGAGGGCACAGGAGTTCTACAACGTCAATAAAGACCTCGCAAAGCATAAAGGCTATTGTGCCTACGTGGCACGAGTATTGGCTGCACAACATCCAGAATGGAGTGAAGCCAAGTTATTGAATGAAGTCGCACGAACAGCAAGAAAGGAATTAGGTCTAACTTCGTCCAGTGGTCGTATGCTTGGACCGCAGAACGTTCGTCGTCCTGCTCGTGGACGTCCAAACGAGGCTGAACAGGATTTGTTAGACTTATTAGGAGGTTAATATGGATACCAACACCTTAGCCGCCCAAGGGCTAAACCTAATTTACAACACGACATACATATCGTCGAGCACCACGCTAACTGGCGATATCATCTGTGCTGTCGTAACAGCAACTAATGACCTTACCATAACTCTTCCGCCTGCATCGGCAGTACCCAATCGCATCATTAAAGTCGTAATTGCGAGTGGTACTGGCGACGTAACAATTGCAGGCGAAGGCTTATCCAGTGTTACAATCACTGGTTCTGGTATCTACGCAGTAGTTTGGTCCGACGGTAACAACTACACAGTCATGGCATCGAACATGCCTCAACAGCAAGGAGATTGATATATGAATGCATTACCATATGGACTTGGCATGCGAGGCATAGGAACTTGGTCTGAAGACCTCCGTCCTAAGACACCTCGTGAAGGAATGTTATTTCTCTACCCCAACGGCAAGTTGCCCCTCACAGCCATCACTGGCATGTTGCAATCCAAACCTGCAAAAGACCCGATGTTTAGTTGGTGGTCGAAGGGCTTCCCGATGCAAGGCGGTGCGGTAAGCGGGGTTTATAACGACAACACCATGCTTTCAGCCTATACCGCTGGTGCAAATGCCGCTGGTAAAATCCTGTACGTAAAAGTCGCAGCCGACGTCGCCAAAGAATTCCGCTCTGGTCACGTGGCTGAACTTCGTACAAGCGGATCGAACGCCGTTGCATGTGCTGGACATGTCGTTGGCGTATTGGTAAACGGCAACAACAGTTGCATCACCTTATCCACAATCGAAGCAACAGTTGCCGACACAAGTGGACCGAATCCTGTAGATGCCGATTACATCACCATCATCGGCAATGCCGTACCCGAAGGCGGATCGATTCCTAATGCCGTCAATTACAACCCCGTGCGGATGTACAACTACGTTCAGCAATTCTGGACGCCGTACGAAATCAGTACGATGGCAGAGGACACTGAATTCTACTTCGGCGATGCTTTGAAGGAAGAAAAACGTGAAAAGTTTGAACTCCATGGCATTGAGATGGAAAAAGCCTACCTCTTCGGAAGGAGATTAGAAACCACCGACATCGCAACAGGGCGTCCTATTTGGTACACAATGGGAGTAATTCCCATGATTCGTACCTACGCTCCTCAAAACATTCGTTCCTTCCACACTTCTACTGACCCACGCTTTAAAGGTAAAACCTGGCGTGAAGCAGGTAAACTGTGGCTAGACGTCACTCTTGAGGAAATTGGACGTTACATGTCCAACGAAATGCTCGCCCTCTGTGGTACAGGCGCAATGGTTGGTATCGCACAACTTGCCGAATACAACAGCGAAATCCAACTTCGTCCTGGCAACATTGCCTATGGCATCACCGTCACAGAATGGAACCACCCAACCGTACCTCCACTTCTCTTCAAGACTCATCCTCTATTTTCTCTAACCGATAACTATCGTTGGACTGTAGTGTTGCTCGACACCCGCAACATCGTTGAACGTTACACTCGTCAAACTCGTGTAACTCGTGATAACCTTCAACAGGACGGCGGTCCTGCAGCATCCCTCGCCCGTAAAGAAGGATGGCTAACAGTCGCAGGGCTTGAATTCCACCATCCCGAGACCTTCGCTATCCTCGATGGTATCGGATTAGACAATACCATGTCGTAAGATTAACTAGTGGGGGATATTTTCCAAAAGTGAAAGTATCCCCCACACGAGAGGTCAATATGACTAAAGCACAGATTATAGATTATTTCAAGCGTGTGAGCGGACGGGGGGATTTGGATACGGCAGCGGTAACGTACTTGGATGGTGCGTTAACGTTGTTGGAAACAAAGACACCTGTTTTCATGGATACGGGAACATATGCGGAGAACTTGACTGTTGGACAGGATAGGGTGTATGTTAAGTGGTTGATGCATCCAAAAGACGTGCTGTATATTGTGAATGATGGGATGCATAAGTTGACACGTGTACATTATGCGTTGTTTAAGAATAGTAGGGTTAATGTGAATTATGCGTATTGCTTAGTAAGTGGTAGATTGTCGCCTGTGTTGGAGGGCATGACGTCAGGAGAACTGGCTGAGTTGGGGGATTTAAATGCCGTTAATCCACCTGAAAGCGAGACGTGCGTTATATTGTTTAAGCCTGTTGGTGTTGAGGGATCAAAGTTGATAGTGAATGGGAAGTTTAAGAGTGTTAGGTTTAGTGCAATGGAGGATGGGGACAGTAATTTTTGGTCTGTTAAGTACCCAGATGTGCTTGTAAGATGTGCCCATTATCTGTTGGCGTTGGAGTATGATAACCCCGAGAAGACGGGGCTGATGCTTAATAGTATTAGAGACATGGTCGACGGCATCGTCAGAGATTCGATTAACATGACCTTTGGCGATGGTAACTTGGTAATGGAGGGCTAACGATGCCTTATAAAGGTGTGTTTAAACGTGCACAAGAACGATCCCGTATGGCAATATTGGAAGAAATGCTGAGGCGAGAAGACGAGAGTGGACGTAATGTCCAGATGATGGTGAATTGTAATTGTTTAACCGATGGTGGAGATATAAACGTACACGTGTTCCCCATTGCTGGCAGGGCTAGGAATATGACAATTATTGCTACGCATGATGTTAATGGGGAAATAATGTTCATTAAGACAGTTAAGAATTTTAAGGATGAACGTGTATGCGACAAAATACAAGGTATCGGGTTTGAAGTAAAGGCTAATGAGCCGACGAAGATTCCCTTTGATGTACTTGTGCCAAGTGATTGCGTAATGAAAATTCGGTGCAATACAATTGATGTGAAAATTATGGTATCGTTTATGTTTACACCTGAAGCGGTTGGTAACCCTATGGCATTGGAGACTGTGAATGAAGCAGCGACTGTCACTACGGCAATCCCTGTTAAAAGGGATTCGGCAAGACTCCCGAATGAGGACGAACTCGGAAGCGATGGTGAATCTGCTTGGATTGAAGGCGACGCCATTGAACTTGGAGACTCATCTGAAGGAAGCACCGACGAAGGTCAATAGTGAGTTTGACTATCCGTATCCGCAGTATTTTGAGGTTAATGGAATTGTCTACAAGGCTGATGCGGATGGATTTCACATCGGTAACTACACGTTGCCGATGTATCGTGTAGATGAGTGGAACGGTGTAATACAAAACCCCAATGACTTTAGTGCCGATACGTGGGCGTTTACAGGAGATTGTACAGTTGATGGTACAAGTGTAAAATGCGTCGGGAGTTGTACGATTACACCTACTACGATGATTGAGCCAATCGTATCAGGTACACTTTACCGTTTTGGTGTTGTTGTAGATGTTGTGAGAGGAAGTTGCACGTTTAAGTTAAATGCATTCGAACATGGTATTGAAGTCGTCAGTGATGGGTATTTTAGGTGTGGTTACATAAGGGCTACTGATCCTGAGATGCCGAGAATCGTTACCAGTGACGACTTCATCGGCACGTTTACATACTTCGACTGTGCGTACGTTGAGCCGTATACGTTTGAATATGATGGCATATGGACTATTGCGCCGCTTGGAAACAACTGGGTTGGTACAAATGGACACTATTTGGTGTATTGTGTAAGTCATGCTATTTGCTATGTAAATCCTTCTATACACGTTAGAGGATTGTGTAACCAGCGTGGGCGCATCATCATGGGTGGGTTCGATTCGTTCCACATCACCATTGGCGGCAGCACGGTTGGCATGTGTGGACTGAATAGTGTTTTTTGGACGGGCGTCGGTGGTGCAGGATTCAGAGAGATTTTTATAGATCGTGCAACAAATGCACCTGTACATGAATTTGAAGAATTGTACAGACGTGGCGACATGGGATGGGAAACTGTGCCGTCGATTGGTACAATCTTGAACGTCCAGGTACTTGGTGATGGTTTTTGTGCATATGGCACAAATGGCGTATCATATTTTAAACGGGTGTCGTCGCCGTTGCCTACATATGGACGTATGGACGTATTATCTGGTAAAGGCATACCATCCCGCCACGCTGCAGTGGGAATGGAAAGTGGTAATTATTTTATAGACAATGATGGCAACTTGTGGACACAATCGGCGGATAACAAGATACAACGCATTGGATATGATTACTTGTTTAGCGAAGAATCGCTTAGTGAAGTAGTGCTGCATCTGGATACCGTTAAGCAGGATTTATACATTAGTTTTCCGACCAGCGGTTATATATTTGCCAATGGCGCATTGAGCGAAATACAAAGAACGTTTGTCAGTCTTTATCACCATAACGGTGTGCTGTATGGGTCGTTTGATGATTTCGAAGACGATACTGTGCAGTTGACCTCCAGTGTCATGGACTTCGGCAGTCGGGGCTTCAAAAGCGTCTTTGGCGTGGAAATTGTTTGTGACAACCCATTGGCGTATACCTTGTATGTGTATACTCGCAATAGCCAATCTGGTGATATGATTGTACATGAGTACAGTTTTAATGAACGTGGAACAACGATGTTTAACCTGGTAGCCATAGAGTTTCAATTTGAAATTGTTGGAACCGTTAACGAAAACAACTATATTGATGATGTTAATGTTATTTGGAAACTCGACGACGTAAGTGGTGCAAGAGGAGTGATGGAATATGGAACAGTTGCCAGATAATGATTGTTACATAGTCAGACTTACGACCAAACAGGTGTTGGATGGATGGGATTGGATATACTCGTCCATTGCTAAGTCGTTGCCGCCTGGAATTAAAGAGGATGAAACTGTTAAGGCATCGCTTATACAAAGTGTACAGTCTAATGACCTTACTGTATGGGCTGCCTATCAGGTTAAAGATGGTAAGGGGGATGTTATTGGTATCATGTCGACGAGGGTTGTATATGACACCATCGCTAAACAAAAGACACTTCTAATTTATAGTCTAACTGCCATTAAGTCACTCTTGCCCATCGTTTGGAATAAGGGGCTAAAGGCATTGAAACAGTTATGTAAACAAGATGACATCAAGAGTATAATTGCCTATACGAGGCTCGAAAAACTTGCACAGTTTTCCAAAAACTACGGTGGAATTATCCACTATGTAGTGGAATTGGAGGTGTAATATGGGTGGAACGCCGCCTGGATATGCCGCTTATCAAGAAGCCGCTCATCAATACATGTTGTATGGCATATACCCGAGTGAGTACGGTATAACCTCTCCTGGTAGTTTTTCACTATTTAACGCCGCATTAACCAGTAATCCTTACGATATGTCAGGTTTAGAGCCATACGACCCTGATAATATCAAGTATGATTTAGACTATACACACGGCGGGGACAATATGCTGTTGCACGATATAGCCTACGAATATCTTCGTAGATTGTATTCATATTTCTACCCCGCATTGACAACGCAAACCCTTGCACAACATTTGGTTACGCAGGCGATTCCGTTTTATGACGACAACTTTAACGACCGCACAGTAATCTATACCAACGTCGCCAACTACGGTAAAGTAACCCGTACAGGAATGTTGACCAATATTTCAAAATTCATTAACAACTGTCTTGACGCAAATATTACAATTAACAACTCTGCCATAGCGTTTGGTATAGCCATGCTTGAACGTGAACACGAAGCAGATGTCAATAAAGTCGGCAGTGAGATTGAAACTCAATTAGCCCTAAAACGTCCTGATTTTGTTATGAACTATAACGAAGCCGAAGTTCGAAAAGGCGCTATGATGTCTAATGCTATGCTACAAGCCGCTGGCGTTGCAATAGAGTTAGACAAGTTGATTATTGGACTATATCGTCAATATTACAGTGACCTCTTAAGTCATATAAGCGCTAACGTTTTGTGGGCTCTTGAGTTGCACAAGTACCTCAATTCATCGTTAAGTGCCATAAGTGGTGTATCGCCCCTACCTGAGTACAAAGGACCATTGCTAAATCTTATTGAAGGTGTCGCTCCACTAGTCACAGGTGCACTTGGATTAGTCGGTGCGCTCTTCGCCATTTTGTAGGAGAAACGCTATGGGAAACACAAAACTTGCGGCGTTATTTAACGCTCTAGCACGTGCAACGGCGGTTACACCAACAGCACAACAGGTTATTAATAACCTTTCCCAATTGACCGAAGCCGCAGTTGCCGAAAAGATGCGCAAAGAACAGGAAAAGAAAGAGGCTAAAGCCAAGCGTTGGGGTGTAATTGGCGACATAGCATCTCTTGGCGTATCTGCTATTCCAGGTTTAGGTCCAAGTGCAAAAGCAGGATTAGATGCAGCCGTACGAGTGGGGTCTAATGTTGCTGGTGGTGGGAACCTCGAGGATGCTCTTAAGGATTATGTTACTGATACGGCAGCAAACGCCGTAGCAGGTACAGTTGCAAATAAACTCGAAGCGGCATTAAAGCCAGACAGTAAGGTCGTTTCACCAAAGCAACCTGTTGCACAGCAGTCAACGGAAGCATTAACGAAGGCTCTCGATCGAGCCAGTGGATTAGGAGATACACTTGCTGATTATATTAAACACATTCCCAATGCACTAACAATACCACAACCAACCGTCGTACCACAAGTCAATACAAACGTTTCACAGTTTGCTGCCCCACTCAATCAGGGATTACAACAATTGGCTGTTGGTCCTACACGGCAACCCCAACAAATTCCTATCCCTCAAGAACTGCAACCGCAGCAACCTCAACAACAACTGACATTTAGCCAGAAATTCTTTCCCGAGTTGGTGAGACGTTTACCCTCGCTTATTGGCACGTTTACCGATAAAGGTACATCTAGCGTTAAAGGTTACGGCTTGGTACGACCTGAAGTTTTGTCTGACATGGCACGTGAACGGTTCGAGAAGCAACGTTTCGCAAAAGAAACAGCATTAGCCGAACGTCGTCTTGGCATGGAACAACAACAACTCGATCTCCAGCGCCAACAATTAGGTTTGCAACGGGCACAGGCAATTACTGATATTGCGTACAAAAACGAAATGCTAGCCCAAAGTGCCGAACAGACTCGTATGGCTAATTTACGTGAAATGGTCAATACCTACGCACAACTGTACGGTGCGGATAAAAGTGCTGATCTTAGCATACGACTTGAGAACATGCGTGCCGAGAACCAACGTAAACTTGCTGAAATGGAATTCAATTACAACAAAATCCTTCGCTCCATGCCGACGCCTATGACGCCGATGCAAAGACTTGAGTACAATGTTGCATTAAACAAACAGGCAATGTTAAAACGATATGAAGAGTTATTAGATAAGCCATCTATAACCTTTAATGACGCTAATGAAGCCATACGTTTACAAAATCAAATATACGGCTGGCATGGTGAACCAGGTGTTGTTAATGCGTTAATGACCTTAGCCACATTACGTGATAAGATGGACCAAGATGAATATAATATGTTGTCACAACGATACCTGGATATATATCAAAACTTGACTCATCAACAACCAAGTTTCTTGGACCAAATTCTTAGCGGTAAAATGGACCAAGCAATCCAACCGACAACATCAGTACCTAGTAAAGGAAGCATACAAAAGAGACAATCATCAAGTGGATTAGGAGATATGCTTGTTAATTATAATAAACAAGTTCCCAATGCACAAACAACACCACAACCAACCGTTACGACAATTGTACCTCAAGTTACACCCCCACCTCCTATCGGTACAACTTTTCCCCTTGATGAAAATGGCAATCCAATAGTCGCAGTGCCGTCTAAAGGTAAACTTCAGGTACTTGATTTACGGTCATACAGTAGATGAGGATACAAATTATGGGTATAGCAAATGAATTTTCATTGGTTAGACCGAATGGTCAGCAAGTCTTAATTACCGATGCTCCTAATCTTGAAGGACCTGGCGGTGAGATAGACCGCTTATACCATGCCTGGATGACTTTTCCAGAAGATTTTAAAAACATCGACCAAGAGTTTAAAAATCAAATAATTCAACAGGGGCGTATAAATCAATATGCACTTGCGTATCAAAAACAGCATTATGGCGGCGTCGATGACATTCAATCCACATTTTGGCGTTCATTACACCTTTTGGGTAGAGGTTTTAAAGAACTCATTCCTAACATCGGTTCTGGCGCTATACAGACTGCGGCATTACTCGAACGTAGATTATTCCTGCCGATATACAATAGAGGATGGCGAAAACGATATTGGGAAGAGTATGATAAACTACGCCAACAGGGCGAAACAAAATTCGGAGCCTATAAAAAGGCTGGTGATATTGTTTATGAAAAGGCTTTAAATGAAGAGTATCCTGAACTGGCTAAAGAAGGTGCTGAATCCGATCTAATGCTGAATGCCTTCAAATATTGGACAGCACATCATCCACGCTACTACGACCCTTCTTGGATTGAAGACCCTGAGAATTGGCGTTATTTAACCCATTCATCTCAAGAGGCTCAAATATGGTATGAATACCTTAACCCTAAAAAAGGTATTCCTGCAGTCGCTGCTAACCTACCTCAAACGCTAGGCTCAATGCTAGCAGTTCTTTACGGTGGTCCAGTTGGAATAGAACTTAGTTTCTTAGGTATGGCTGGCAGTGAGGCTGGTAGCGTAATGGCTACAAAAGGCTACAAAGATCTCAGTAGCACCATTAAATACGGTCTTACTGCAGCCGCTATTGAACAAGGTTTAGACGTTCTTACTGTTGGCGCAGCAGGTTTATTCGGCAAACTATTGCCAGAATCCAAACTAGCCGCTGCGTTTGCAACCGAAAACTTGGACATGTTACTTGACGCATTAAAACTCCCCAAGTCATCTGCTACACGTACACTTTTACGTTATGGTTTAAGTGCAATGTCTGAAGGTGCTGAGGGTGGTTTACAACAAGTAGCACAGAACTTTCTTGTTGAAGACACGCCTAAGTCTTTTACGGATTACATTTACGACTTCTACAACGCTGGTATGTCAGAAGGTTTGATTGCCTTAGGAACTATGCCTCTTTTAAATCTAGGCGCTAATCTTATAACACGTGGACCAAACAGCGCTAAAGTTGCGGAAAATGTAATCAACTATCTACGAACCAATGGCGTTCCAAACGATCGCTTAACGGCACTTCGAGATATCATTAACTCTTCCGATCTTCGTGAAGATCCGACAAAGTTACTTGATTTCCTTAATCAACTTGCCGATGAGTTCGACCTAGACCGTAAACAATTTGGCGAAGTTGCAGGCAAGGTTGACATTAGCGAAACCGATCCACAAGCCCGTTTAGATACATTTAAAATTCTTAATCCTGAACTTGAACAGGCATTACGTCCAACCTACGATGACCCAAATAAAAAATCTACAAGTTTACTTGGACAATTCGCTGAAGGTAAACTAACGTTAAAGGACATCTACGATAAAGTATTTGCCGCTCTTCACGGCATGGATGCCGACCTGGATGCAGAGGAAATAAAAGGTTTACGTAAACATGTGTTTGCATTAACACAGTTTATTGAACGTCCTGCATTCAATCTCGATCCCAACAAGCGTCTAACCGACGATGTTTACGTATCGCTATCCGAAGCCCTACGACTTAAGGGTTTTGATTCCAATTACATATCAGCCATATTCAAATTTCTTGAAACTACCATCTACGGCATTGCAAAAGCCAATGGTTATGAAAACGCTAAAGATTTCCTAACTGGTCCTGAAGGTGTACACTTTACAATAGCAACTGCCGAACAAATCAATAACATCCTATCTCAAATCATGCCCACAAAACCGACGAGCGATGTTCACGGATTTTTCTATCGTAAAGGCATTAGCCGTACAGTATTAGACCGTACATTCTTCAACGGTCGACTACTTGTTCATGAAATGTTACACGGATTTTTCAAATTATTGCCCAATGACCATCCTATTGTAGGTGCGTTAGCGGAATACGTTCTACATGATCCAAATGCACTTAAACAGTTAGTCCAGGACGGGCAATCCGTTACTATGGCTGAATTGAAAAACAAAATCGCACAAGTTTTACAAAACCCGACTCATCCTTTACATGAAGATACGGTACGTATATTAGAAGGTGCAATTTACAACCCCGATACCCTTAAACTTGGTATAAGCGATTCGGCAAAGTCCATAATCAATGCCATACAAACATTTGCTAAAGACGAAGGCAAATACCCGCCACTACATCTGGCGCCAACTGAGAAATTGCAAAGTGCTGTAAATTACATTTTAACTGACTTGGACACAGGTGAACTTCAGGATTTATCTAACTACATAGCATCCAAGAAGCCATCTGCTGCACCAACGACTACACCGTCAAGTCCCGTTATCACTCAAAAAGGTAGTCCGACAAATCCTGTTCCGCCGCATAGTAGCCGACAACCATTGGCGGCTGCCATACCTACACATGTACCATTAGGTCCGACAACTCCACCCCCATCTACACCCACAACTCCTCAGCCTACATCTACAACTCCAACTACAGTAGGGACATTTCCCAAAAGTGAAAATATCCCTTATTTGATAGGCGAACTTGAGGATATTGTTAAACAAGGGACGTCTGGTGATGAGTTAAAGAGGATTGTTAAGGAGTTTAAGGATTTAATTGGAAGTTTACCTTCAGATAGTACAACTGGTAGATTGCTTTCGTTGCTAAATGAGTTGTCTGATAATGCTAATAATGAAGAGGGTAGATTAGCGGTATTAGGCAAACTGAAGGCGTTACGAGATAGTCATGGTAGCACAAGTCCCATTGAAATTAACTTAGGTGCGTTGAACCGTACGTTGGAAAAGATTAATGGGATGTTAGATGCTGTTACTGAAGAGTCTACTAGAGGTACGTTTAGGGATTTAGTCAACACATGGCGAGATACGCTATCGTTGCTACAGAATGTTTTGGCGGCGAAGCATAGTGGTAATATAACCGATGAACAGGTTCAACGTATTGCAAAAGCCGTTGCAGAGTATTTAGATATTGATAAAGTTGTGGAAGGAAAATTGAAGGGTCTTAAGATAGAAAATAGTGCTACTCCTAACAGTGTTCACGTGGATAGTGATACTGTCGATGGAAATACTGTTAATGCTGTTGATAATGGTAATATGATTGTTAACGGCACAGCCAACAATCTTTTGGATGATTTGATACGTGGAAACATTGCAAACGCACTTGAGACATTAGATACGGCTATTAAACAAGGAATCGCAAATCAGACTGGGGGTAGTCAGGAATACATTAATGCACTCACAGAACTTAGAAATTCGATAATTGAAAGACAAAAGGAACTTCGAAAGGTTAAAAAGAGGACGTTAACTAATATTATTAAAAGTATTAATACCGCTAGTACAAAGGTTGAAGCAGCGTTAAAGAAGCCTAAGGCTACTGGAAGACGTTATGTTGAACGACTTTCTGAAAAGATTGCGGAACTTAAACGTTTAGCGGCGTATAATGATATAGATGAAGAGGCAAAAAGTTTGATTGACGATACCATTTCACATGGTACAGAGTTGTTGGAAGCATATGAGCGAACGTTTAAGTCTGAACCGCCGCCGACACCTGTGACCAGTCCGCCACCCCCACCCGTTCCTGAATCGCCACCTACTCCTGTGGAAGAAGGTAAATACACTTTCGATGATAGTGATAAGGATTTGTTAACTGTTGAAGGCATCAATAAACGTGTAAAGATTTACCAAGATTTGTACGCTACAGATAAGCGTTCGTTAAAACATACGGACATGGCACAATTCCTTAACGCTATCGTAAATGCGTTTATTGTACATGGTATGGGTAATGACCCGTTAGGCAGTGCCGTGAGAAGAGCCTTTAATGAGTATAATACGTTCGCTAGTAGTCTTAATATGCCTCTAATTAGTAGACAACAATTAGAGAATCGTGCAAATGCTATGAAAGTCTACGTTCGTCAACGAGGTAATAATGTACTATTATCATCCTACGGACGAACGCCATCAAAAATAAGAGTTCGTTATGTGCCTACGGCTAACGATAAGATGCTAATGACCGAAAAGGGCATTCGAAGCATATATACAGACATGCTTGCAGGAACTGGTGCGGATGCCGCTCTTATAATCAAAACAGCATTCGAAAACTATGCTCGTGCAATAGCGTTAAATGATTATATGGATGCGTCTTTAGACAAGATTATTAAAGAAGAGTTTCTTAAATTTAACACGCTTTTATACAGCATGGGTCGTAATAGTATAAGCGAAGACGAATTACTTAAAAGAGCCTATGAAATAAAACTGACTATACTTTCACCTACTGCTGTATTTGATGATGCAGAAGCATCGGATTCTGCCGATAACGATAACCGTTTAAAGACTGTTGAAGGCGTCGATGCGATAATTCCAGAAGACGTAATGAATGACCATTCTAAACTTACGCCTGAAATGCAACAGAAGATTTGCAATCAAATTGTAAGAGCCATTGCGTTAAACGGTGTTAATGACAATCCCATTGGTCATGCAATTATAAATGTAGTTAATAATCTTAATCGGATTTTGCAAACTATACGTAAAGGTCAATTTGTAACATTGGGCGAGTTAATGCGGCAGGCGGAGGAGTTAAGGGTTAAGATAGTGGCTCAATCGGCACCTCCAATTGAACCAACTCCTCCGAGAACGTCTACCGCAAATGTCGAGGAAGGTAAGAATCTTATCAATAAGATTGCTGGCGAGACACGTGATGAGTATGCCAGGACTAAAACACTTGCAAAAACGCAACTAGACTTATGGCAAAACTTTATTGCTCAATTTGCCCAAGCATTTGGTATAGACCATGAATTTGTTACGCAGGCGATTAATGATTACAATTCCTTTATGGATGAGTTGGGTGCTACTAACTTTAAAATTACAATTGATACAATTAAGTTTATGGTAGATGGAATGAATGCCGAAGATTCTTCGACATCCACAGACGAATCCACACCCACACTTTCTGCCGAAGATCAGAAGTTAAAGACTATTGAGGGTATTGAGAAGGCTACACTACCGACTGCGTCTACGCCTACTCCGTCTACGCCTACGCCACGTAACACTACAAAATTGTATAAAACCGTTACAGAGGACTACTACGTAGCAATAACGGAGGCTTTTGAAGACGAGAAGCCACCTAAGGCTAACGATCTTGCAAAATGGCGTGATAATATTATTGAAGCCCTTAACATCTTTGGTGCTAGTGGTACGGATAAGGGTGACGGCGTACGATATATCGCTGAACGATTTAATGAACTTGTTACTAAATTTTACAGCCATAAGCCTGAATTACTTATTGAGTATAAGACTACAGGTTCCGTAACAAATAAACTTGAACCTGTAACTAAAGCGATGGAAAAAGAAGCAGGTGTGCCGCCATCCAAAAAGCAATCGACGACAACGACGCCGCCTTCTAGTTTACCTACTGGAACACCGCAAACATTTAAGCCTAAAACTACGCCTACGTCAACGCCTACATCTACGGTTGAAGAACGTACGGTTGAAAATGCTGACAAAACAGTTAACGAAGAGAGTGATTTGACTTATGGCGATGTCGATGATATTACTACGTCCATAGGTTTTGCGATGGACGAGCGTAGTATAAAGGCACGTGCTAATGAGTTAATTGTTCATCTTGAACAACACCTTAATAAACACGGTGTCAGTTTCAAGAAAAATAATAAATATACAATACCAATTACAATCCATCCAAGCCTGCCAAAGGTTTATGTAAGTGCTGAAGGTGTGGCAAAGGATAATGCCAATAGACTTAAAGAACTTAACAGAGCCCTGCGTAAATCAAAGGCAGTTCAAAGTTTAATCGACTGGGCTGATAAACTCCAGACTGGTGCACCTGATGCAGACTTTTTAGATGACATTAGATTTCAAATACGGAATGCAATTAATCGTATTAATGAAATATTTGAACGCCATCCTCTTATCGGTAGCGATGCGATGATTGATAAAATTAATTTGATTATTAATGGTGCGTATGACAAAAGTGATGATACCGATATTGATGGTTTGGTTAATTTGTTTAAGGCTTATAGAACTCTACAAAATTTCTATGGGGAATCGCTTAAGCCATTAACCCCTGTCTATAAACATATACCCAGACCAAACGTCGGCAACTTGGTACAACGAACTGTACATGAACTTAACGCTTTACGTGTGTTGAAAACTGAAAAGGAATATGAACATGAAATTATTAAAGCCGCTGCAAAGGCTAAAAAGAAGATTAGTGAAGGCATGCTACCGTTATTTGACGTCGATGCGCTTGCTAATCCAGAGTCAAAAGTTGGAAAGGATTGGTTTAAACATTTAGTCGCTAACATAAGATTCGTAAAAATTAGACCAAAACTCAGAAGTGGAGAACCGTCTGCTATTAATAGTGATGTTACTAAATTAGAAAGACAGTTATCAACAAGTACTAATGTAGCGGCACGTAATAAGGCATTAATTGGCTTATTGGAACTTTATAGAGGTCTTCGAATGTCACTAAAGAACGATTACGGTGACATTATACAGTTACTATCTAAGTTTACCATTGAAGATTTAATGCCCGATGAATACGACTTTTATCCAAAAAATCCTAACGCTCGTACATTGTTGGATGAACTTTACCCTGAAGGTTACCACATTACGCAGGTCTATAATAAAGCAAACAATTACCTTGAACTTATACAAATACAAGCGAGAATCGAAAATATATTAACCAGTGTACGTCCATTGTATGGTAATGCTGATATATTAAATCTTAAAGGTTATGTTGAATACTCTCCAATCACAAAAACACGTGTTAATCCTGCGGCAGTAACTTATCAAGGTAGTGATTTTACGTTGGATAAATTCGACGAACTATCACAAGATAAGAAAGATGTGATAAATAATTTTACTACAGAACTGCGTTCACATATTGGCGATGCCATCAATCCTGATGATTTAAAATTAATCACATATAGACTAGTCGTACATCCACGTGGACCTGATATTAACGTTGATGATCTTAGTGAGATTGATAAATTTGCCAATCAGGTACGCAAATTCTCCGACCAGGTTGAACGTGTAATTAACCGTTTAAATCCTGGTATCGAAGCACAGCGTGGTACGTATAACACCTTACGCATGCTTGCAGATAACTTCAATGCCACAATGAAAGCATATTACGACTTTGATCCTGATGTTGAAGGTGAACGTCGTAATCAAGCCGAATTGATGGAATTTGAATCGAAGTCGCAAACGTTGGAAGAGTTATCACAACTACCTGCTATAGACGAGATTCAAGATGCGTCACTGCAGGCAATCAATGCCTTCAGTGCGTTGGTACGTTCATATCTTGACCACAATAAACGGTTTGTTCCAACTGCATTACCATTCTTTAGGGAGTTGGTCAATAGTGTAAACATACTATATAACATAGGTAATGAGAATCCAGCCAATCAAGAAGACGTTGACAAGACTATTGAAATATTAGACTCAATGTTTAAGCGACGTTCGTCTACTGTATATGGTTTATTGCCGTCAATGAAACGATTGCCGTATACATATGATGATGTGTATAATGTGTTTAGTTTAAGTAAGAAACTTTCCGGGTCAACGAAAGAAGTTAATAAACATTTAGTTTCAAGAATAATTCGTTATACTAGTGGAATGTCTTCTGAATATGCAATTAATACTACCAAAGGCACAGCCGCATATCGTAGACTTAACAGATTGATTAGTCAATTAGAAAAACAAGCAGATGTTCTTAGAACACATGCTGAATATGGCAGTCCTGAAGCCGCAAAAGCGTTAAAGATACTTAGAAACATTATTGATTATCTCACTAAACTCAACATATTCGTAATAGACGCATTGGTGCCTGGTGTACAATTATCACCAGTGCAAACCCCACTTAGACCGTTTAAACGGACCATCAATGACGTTAAGACAATTGTAACTGAAAGTGAAAGCGCACTTACTGATGAGTTAATTAAGCATGCCAAGCATGTGGATTACGATGAAGAATTACCTGCATTAGGACCTGTACACGATTACCTTGAAGGCGTTAGGGTAATTAAACCAGCAGTTAAAACTCTTTCATATATCCCTGAAACACCACAACAGCATGTGCCTACAAACTATTATCAATCAACATATACACGTGCTAGTTTGACTAAAATGGTTCAAGAAGCCCACTATAAGAGTACACGTAAAAAGACTATATTGAATTTAACATACCCATTAGCAGTAGAAGCAATTGATAGACATAACATGATGTATCCACTACCTCCTGGACACTATAGATTTTTTGCATTGTTTTCTAACGTCGACCCTAATTACTATGGCGTGTTTATGAACCAAGCGTCATTCATATCTACGCTAACGTTATTTATGAAGAGCAAGAAAAGTCTTCGCATTGGTGCTATAGACTTAAACCTTGATCAAATCAAGGTATTACTTAAATATAATAGCGTTGAGAGGTTTAGAATCGATACACGTAAACTAGGTATTCCTATTCAGGAAATTATTGTAAATGCGAATGAAAAGAACGTTAAAAAACTTTTAAAATCCTGTAACGTAAAGGAAATTACTGACGATAACTTTGATGACGCTTTGAAGTTTATGTATAAATACATTGAACCCGTTGAAAGTAGTCCAGATACAGTTTTATTATCACCAGAAACAATTGACAACATGGTACGGGCTACATACGATGCGATTAAAAACATTCAATCTGAAACTGAACGTGCACGACAAGTAGGTATATTTCTAAACTACTGTAAAAGCATACCCCAGATGCGAGCATCATTGGAAAAAGTACTTAGCACTGAGAACGACGTTGCATTTGCAATAGGATTCCCTGGTTACGAAGAAGATTTTAGAAACATGGAATTGAACTACGCACGGTTTGCGTTAACTAAACTTCCTTATTACATCCATCGACTAATTGGTCCAACGAAACTAGAATCTACACAAGGATATAGGACACGTTACGGTAACCATTTCATGCGTGATGTTCTACAGTTCATTTCAAACAAATGGTTTAAAATTAACAAGTCGGTTCAAACACCAACGAATTTGCTTAATATGATTAGCGGTGAAAACCTACCAACAGCCGCTAGGGAACTTTTTAAACAATTTACAATTGAGATCAATCCTAATATCGAACAACCATACATAGTATCTAACAATTACGTCATTGCTAAATCCTACAACGCTGTTGAAAACTTTGTACGACGAGCGTTAATTGATAACCAACCTATAACTCCTTACACCGTTTCACTTGATCGTGCAAGGAAATCATACGCTACCGTGCCGATTAATATGCAACGTATTATGAAACTAAAAGTACCATCTGAAGATACGTTAACCATGTATGAACTAGTTAATTATATGGACCTTGACAGTAAAGAACAAGATATTGCACTAGGCAGTTTACGCTATTACGACAACATCTCACGTCCAATACTTGCACACATAACGAGAATACTTGAAGAACGTGATGAGATACTTGACTATCTACGTACAGCACGAGACGTAGATTTACAAAACATGATGTTAGACAAGTTAAACCTGTACAATTACCTATTAGCGGCTATGTACAGGGCTCACATGATACAAAAAGGATACATCGGTCCATTCTGGTCAAACACGATAATTGATGAATCTACGGAGGGATTTAAAGTCTACACAAGCGATGGCGGATTGGTCTTGTACGCTAACTATCCGCACACTACAATGCCAATTGCAGATGTAGTTAAGCGTATCGATTGCCAAGCAAACGATGTACCGACGATTGACGCATTTTACGTTGACTTAACGTCAGCCCTCTATGTAGAAGACTTCAACGCTTTCGCCGATCCACACTACTTAGATAAATACAACCAAATCCACAATACACGACATACGGCGTTGGTCTACGCCTCACCGAAGACCGTTGTAATAAAAGTATACGACGCCGACGCAGTTAAATACGCAGAACCTTACAACACCTTAACGCTTGATATTTGGAACAACGAACCTAACATTATTGATGTATCCAGTGAGGAAAATCAAAGAGGGGCTATTGCAAGTGGAATTATTGGATTTGCTAAAGAAGAGGACATGCGTAAGAAGCGCATTGTTGAACGCTTGTTGGAGGAAGCCAATGTTCGTGGAATCGATGCAGCCCATGTACTTACGTTAAGTCCAATGAGTGCAGTATCGTACATCGTATTAGCAAAACAGAATCAAGAATTCGCTGACCGACTTACTGCTATTAGCAGTGACCAGTCGCTTTCAGACAGTCAAAAGGCTATACTAACGCTACAACTTAGTGAACGTAGTGAAAGTCTACGTGATAAAATGTTCTCTGTAGCCAGTGATGCGGGTAGGACACTACGTCTACATCAAATGGAAATCACTGGTAACTTGGTTAAAGAGTTTGCTATTAACCTTCGTAATCTACTTAAGCAAAACAACCTTTCCAGTGCTCACGGCGAGGCTATCTTGGGATTAAGCAGACAAATGACTGTTGCTGATTGGGCTCTTTTAATGGATACATTAACCAAATTAAAGAGTCAAAAGGCACACGTCAGGCTTGGTGATTTAACAAATCTATTAGTCAAAGCCGTAAACAATAACGTAAGACTTAACTATATACAAAAACAAGTCCTATCGCAATTAGCGTATGGAAACATTAACGAACGCACAATAGCAGAAGCGTTGTTAGTATTAGATAGAACTGCTAGTTGGCGTACGTTGGTTAGCAGTTATATCTACGGCATGTCCATGTCCAATCCCGAAGGACGAATTAACGACCTTCGCAGTAATCTATATAACTATCTCTACAATCTATACATTAAGAAATTCGGCGACGCCACCGTCGATATGCTAACTGTAACAGCCAAACGTCTAATGGGTAATAAAGATGTCCAACGTAAACACTTCTATCGACAACTACTAGTCTTCCCATTCCACGAACTCGGTACAGGTATTAGCGAAGCATTTAGAACAATGTTCTGGAAAATCGATCGACTAGAAAGAGATACTAAGTACCATGAGGAATTCGCTAGTGGCATATTGTTGACTGACGTATGGCTTAAACACGGTGGACCGTTCCGTCGAAATGCCGCAAAAGCGTTAACGCTTTTCACTAACATGGCATCTGCAATGGACATCCTTGTAAAATGTTTAGCCATTAGTACATACACCAGGCAACAATTCAAAGCCTATCAATATCACAAGAAACACGGAACTGTGCAGCCGTTCCAAGAACAATATGTTGAACTTATCGCTGACATGTCTCGTCCAGAATCGGAAACGGAACGTCAAGAGTTAATTGACCTCTACAAAACTAAATCTCTTGGTGAACTGTTTGTAACAGGTTCAATTCTATTTGCCAACAAAGTCACCTTCCAAGAACATATAGAACCTCTCATCAGACACATAATGGAATTCCGTGATTGGTTTGACGACAAACTCATACGTTACGCAAAAATTCCAATCCCACTTGCACGATTACGCCTACCATTCATCCCCGTCGCTTGGAACATGGTCAAGTTCGGCATACGTCATACACCTGCATTAGGTTTAATACCAGGTGCTGGTCCATACATTTCGCCACTTGGCATCTTGCTTGGCGTCGGCGGATCACGCATTTTGTTAAACGACTCTCTTAGCGACATAGCCGTCCAACAATTACTTGGAATGATGGGCACATACTTTATCGCATCGATGTTGCAAACAGGCTTCTTAACTGGCGCACCGCCTGACGACGACCGTCAACGTGAACTTGAACGTGCAGCGGGAGTCAAGTACTTCTCATTTGGATTCCAAACAGGCGATGGCAAGATGCACTATGTGCCGATTCCTGAACCGCTTAACTTTGCCTTCATTCCAGTAATCAGTGAAATCCAATACCATATGTACAAAGAACGAGACGACTACGGCAGCAGTGATCACGTAGCGGATATACTCAACCTGTATCGAAATGTCTACCGTAACCTCTTTCAGAACACCGTCATCGGCGACCTACTCCAATTTAACATGGAGTATGCCGACCCCATTAAAACACAAGACATTCCAAAAATGATGGAACTATTCCTCCCCTACAACGGATTGTTCCGTTTTATCAACAGCGTTAACAGAGACTACCTCAACGAAGCCAAAACATTCGATACGTCATACGACATTCGTGACATTCTCAACGATCCTGCCAAAGCCGCAAGGATTGCAATCGGCGAGGTCTACGGCAACAACTTCATCGCCCTCTTTAACGACTGGATACCTGGATTTGAAAACGGCATCCCAGAACGGTTAACTGTTTTCGGCGAGTCCTACGGTAAAGACAGGCTTATGACTGACTTTCTCGGTGGCAAGATTCCAATTGAATGGATACCAGGCATACCCCACGTCGAAGAAGGTGACCTAGACGACGTCGAACGAGAATTACTTCGGCTACGTCTATATCCTCGACTCCCCGACCGCACAATAACAACCCTCAAACAAACTCACTACATGACCGATGAGCAATATCGTGACTATTGTCTCATGTACGGTAGAGCATTAAAAGAACTTTACAGCCAAGTCATGGCAACTCCCAAGTATCAACAACTTAATCAATACGGTAAATACTACCTATTAACCGAACTCACCGATCGTGTAGCACAACAAGCCAGGATAAAAATCCTAGAACGCTATCCAGAGATACTGAAATCCCAAGTCGTATCCTTTGTAAAGAATCTGCCCTACTCTCTCATGAATACCAAAGGCGAAATACCTAAAGAACCTACAATCACTTTTGGGGACATTTTCCAAAAATGAAAATATCCCTAAAATAATAAAAGGGACAATCACTGTTGCGGTGGTTGTCCCTTTTGTCGTCGTTCTTTTGGAACAAAGTTTAGGACTGTTTCGCCTCGTTGGTTAACGGTAACTTGAACGGCGTTCATGTTAGAGAGGATGGTAATGATATCGTCGAGTTCACGACGAGAACTAACGTCAGCCCAGAATTCTTCGAGGAGTTCGGATAGTGTAACGGTTTTGTGGGTGTAGAGGTATTGGATGATGCGTTTGGTTACTGCGGAGAGTTTGGATTGTCCACGTCCATAGAAGACTTTGTTCATATCATGTTCAGTTTTGATGAGGAGATTTAGTGCACGATCGAAGTCTTCACCAGTGATGATCATGTTGTCGGATCGTGCAGCGGACATTATCATGGAGAGTTTGCGTAGGTGGAGGGAACGTCGATCGATATAGCCTTCGAAGAATTGTTCGTTGAGATTTGGTCGATCGGAGTTCATATACCATTCGGTATGTTTGTCGATGTAGTCTGGAGTGTAGGTGAATTTGCCGCTCATGGAATAGACGGATTGTAGGTCGGCGAGCAGGCGTTCCTGGAGGCGTCGGTCTTCTTCAGTCATGAAGGGGTCTGGTACTTTCTTGCCACGTTCGCCGTAGACGAGAATCATTCGTCCAGTTAAGCCACCACCAATGGCTTCTTGGGGAAGGGTAGTTTGAAGGAGGGTGGGGGTTGTTGCACCAATGAGGTTGAGCCAAACGCCCATGATTTTGTCCGTCGATTGGTGTTTAGTCTCGTATGTCCAATCGGAATCGGAATCAAATATATCAGTCAAGTCGTAGATGAGACGATAGTTCTCACGACCGATAAAGACGGTGAATTCTTGTGAGAAGATGGTAAATGAAGAATGGGTGGTGATGGTTTGACCGTCGGGGGAGATGGATGTTTCTCGAGATTCGGCAAAACGTCGAATGAAGGCTTCACGGGTTATTGACTCAGCCGAACAACGTATGCCGATTTTATCCAATAGGGGTTTGATTTGCCGCATGGCTGTACCTTTACGGCTGCCACTTGGACCGACGAGTAAGATGTAGAAGTTGGGATAGATGTGTTCTCCGTGTTGCCAGACGAGGTAACATTTACGTTGTAGGCATGAGGCTATGGCGGATACGCCACACCAATAGCGGAATAATTCTGGTGGTTCCGAGTGCTCTGTATATTGCATGTACGAGTCGAGCCAGTTATCTAATAGTCGTGCCATAATGGGATTCCAACTCCTCTGGTTTAGATAGTTTCTTCATGTTGCCAAAGTTCGTGCCACATTTGATTTCTACCTCGATGACGAAGGACTTGTCCTTCCACACAAGAGGTTCCTCAAGTCGTTGCTTGATGGAGTTGAGGATTTCAATGTGGCGTTCAATGGGAACAGAGAGTGGAATCTCAAAGACGATGCTGTCGTGGATTTGGTTCAGGAGTTTGACTTCTGGAATGTTCCAGTAGATGTAATACAGACCTCTTGTGTTGATGATGTCGGCAATGGTTGATTGAGGGATGTAAGCGTAGGCTTTTGTTAACAAGGAGGAATTATTATAGGGGCTCGGCATTTCGTCGAGGAACTTGCGACGACGACCGAGGAGATTGGTAAGGGTTTGATTGTTGTCACGGAGAGCGTTTTCAATCCAATTATGATATACCCTTATGCCTGGATAGGCTAACATGGCTTGCTCATGTAGCATCTTGGCGTCGGCTTCTTTGATCTCGTTCATGAGGGCGAATTTTTTATAGCCCAAGCCATAGTTCAATGCGTGGTTGGTTCTCTTACCCCAGTCTCGCCAGGTTTTGTTTGATGAACCAATCGTCGCAGGTATGCCCTCTTTGGCTTGTTGGACGACGACGTCAAACGGTAAGCCGCTGATGAAGGAACCCGTTAGGCTGTGTAGATCGATACCTGTTTCGAAGGCTTCAATCATCTTCGGCTCAGGTGCAATGTAGGCGACGATTTTGTTTTCAGCCTGTTTCAAATCCATCTCGTACATGATGTGGTTGTCGTCGGCAATGATGAATTGTTTGAACTCTGGCGGAAGATTTTGCATGTCCGTGCCAGTGCCAAAGATTGTCTTTTTGCTCGACAAGCGACCCGTGTTTGCACCGACGATGTCGAACGATGATCGTATCCTGCCGTCGTCATCGTAGGTGATATCCATGTAGGTGGACTTGAGTTTGATACGTTTACGAATCTCCAATATGATCGAGGCTTCTTTATGTCCTGCTCTAGCGAGACGCCGTAGTGCTGTGACGTCAGTGGTTGGTTTTCTCGTCTTAATGTGAACGTAGGGTTTTAACCCCTTGTCGACGTAAAAGTAGTCCATCAACTCCTTTGGAGAATTTGGGTTAATGTCCTTCTTGCACAGTACCTTTAATTGCTGGGTAAGGTTTTCTACTTCATTGCCGATGACGTCTGATGCCAGCCGCATTGCTTGGAAGTCAAGCCGCATGCCGATGTCGGTCATAAACCACAATGCGGGAATCACCTTTAGTAGACGTTGGTAAAGGTCTAAATTGCCCAATGCTTGTAGTTCAGCCATAAGCGGTGGGAGACATTCCAATGTCATGCAGGCATCCTTGGCGTTATAAACCCAAAAGGATTCCTCATTGACGATTATGTTGGTTTCTTTGCCTTCGTCTTTGTAGAAGGGTTCATCAGTATAGACTGATGTAATGAAGGCTAACGACGCAGGCAGGTCTGGCATTAGCAATCGCATAGCGACCATCGTATCGTGGATTGGATAGGGGATGATGCCGTAGCGTTTAATCATAAAGGGCGAGTCGAAACTACTGATTGCATGTCCGCATTTTATAACATTTGGAGATTCCATCAATGCGGCAAATTTACGAAACAGTTGTAATTCCTCTTCTACAGTAAAGCGAGATCGACCTTTTGATAGAAGAGGTATACACATGGCTTCGTCAGGTTTGCGAGCAATGGCAAAGCAAATAAGTTGCTTGGAACTGCGGCTCGTTTCAATGTCGAAGCCGATTATAGGTTCGTCCATACACTGGTCAATATACCTAATGGCGTCTTGTGCTGTCGAAGCAACCAATAGCGTCCTATTAGGGATGGGACTCACGTCTGCGTGGCGAGCATATCGCATGGCTTTGATCATGTCGAGGATGATGCAATATTCCATTATGCTCCCCGTGTAAGGGTCACTGCTCGACTCCGTTGACTTAATGGCTCTTAGAGTAGCAGCGGGATGGATGGTTGGTACGATAATCTTTCCAGGCAACTCGGGATTGGTAAGTGGCGATCCACGCCACTTGAGCACGCCGATTTTACCTGTCAAGGCATATGTGGCTATTGCACCAAGTGCGACGATGACTCGTCCCTCACACGTCTGTAGGTCTTTAATGAGTTCATTCTTACATCGGAGAAACTCATCTGTATACGACGCCGTATTGCCGACGAATCGGATGTAGTCTTTAATCACGGAAGTGTAGTAAGGAATGGTGTTGGTGATGTAGCAATCGGTTGTTCGATTAATCTTTGCCGCACGTAGTATTCTATTGAGCGTTCTTCCTGCAGGACCAACAAATACAGCACGTTCCATCTGTTCGGTAAGGCTAGGGGCTTCGCCGACGATTATCAATGGTGCATTCTTGTGTCCTTCAGGGCGGATGTTAACATTCATCCTGGTTTCCCTCCTCACGACGGGCGAGTGTTTCTTCAACGATTAACTTACTGTAACTTTCAGGAAGGTCTTTAACTCGGATTACAAATGAATCTTTATAGGCTGAGTTGAGTTCAAATCCGAAGCCTGTCATGTTCAAATAATGTGCCGCAATAAGTGTGTTGCCGCTGCCGAGGAATGGGCACAATATCCTGCCGCCTGGAACGGCAAACGGTTCCAGGATGTTGTACATACACATGATGGGCTTTTCCGTCGGATGTATACGACGAGACGGGATAGGTGTGCGAACGTTAATAACACTTTGCGAGTGCGGCTTGTGAATCCTCGCCGCACCTTTACCAGCGTAGAGGGCAAACTCATAATTAACGCTCAAATTAATCTCTGGTGCAGAGTTGTGCGCTCGATCTTTAATCCAAATAATAGGATGCTCACGTACGTTGAAACCTGGCTCTCGTATCAAGCCCATTAGATCGTAAACGTGTTTCACGCTACCCCAACAGATGAGCCATCCTCCTTGTTTAAGTATGCGAAATGCATGCTTCAACACATGACGGTGCAATTCCACTAACTCTTCGTGGGTATAGTTGCCGTGAAACCCGTGCATTGAAGCGTGGACATTGTCTTCTGCACTCCGCACATCCGTCAAATCCAATCCAAGATATGGCGGATCCATTTCAATTATGTCCACGTGTTCATCAGGTACACTTTCCAATAACTTCCTAGTGTCGCCGACCAGGTATGAATCAACGAGCCGTCGTTTAAAGGCATTTCCGCCTTCCATCTTAACCCGTTTCTCAATCCTGCTGGCGATTTCTCTTTTAATCAACTCCTCTTCTTCTTTAAGTATCACGTGCAATGCTTGTGCTTTTTTGGGGATGTTCTTTAACTGTGGATTCTTTTCCATTGCCATCGCCAACTTCAAGTCGGCGTGGACAGCCGTCGTCGACTTGCCCAATATATCCGCAGTCTCTTCTAGTGTTTGATTGCCCTTGCGCTCAGCCTCTAGCCTATGAATCTCCTGCGTTAATGCAACCTGTTCTTGCCAGGTGAGGTCTTTGCGCATTACGTTTTCCAACAACTCATACGTACGGAGGCTCAATTCATCTTCACCTTCAATAATCCGTACAGGTACCTCCGTCCATCCGAGTCGTTTGATCGCCGCAAACCGACGTCCACCAGCGACGAGTTCAAACAATAACTCACCCTTAGGTCTGACGAGGATGGGATGCAGTAGTCCACGCTCTTTAATCGAATCCGCAAGTTCATCAATGTTGCCATAATCCTTGCGAAATCTTTCACTTAATACGATCTTGTACAATGGGATAGTTTCACTACGAATGTTCATATCAACAAATCCTCTACATCCACATCAACCTTTTGATGTATGCTGGTCTTCGGTTTAGCCTTCCTATCCGCCTTGATTTTGGCAATTCTCTGCTGTCTAATCCGTTGCAATTCTGCGACCAATTCCTCATCGGTCATGTCTTTTAACTGTTTAGTCCTCTCTTCTAATCGCATTGTCCTCAACTCCTATCTTGATCGTCGCTTTACCAGTTAACACTCGTCCATATTCCTCTGGCGAGTTATCCAACCAATCGGCAAGGGCTGCGAACAACTTGCAATACAGCACCTTATTATACCCCCAAGGGACTCTTTTGGCGAGTCTGGCACGCACACGTTCGTCCAGTTCAACAGTCATTTTAATCATACATACACCTCCTTTAGTTCCCACCCACCCTACCCACAAGTTGTTATGCTCTAGCAGGCAGCCACTTGGCTACACGATTACGTTCGTACACATTGCCATTGAACTCGCCGCTTTCAATATCCAGCAGCACCCATCCACTACGATTGACAAGGTCATCCACGTCAAACTTCACGCCTTGCCCGTCGTGTTCGATTCCCATGCAATCACAAAATGCACGGAAGATGAGTTTGTACATTCTCCTAGAACTACTACTGGAATCCGACATCGGTAACATCAAATTCGTGTACACGTCGTTGACGTCCTCATCACAGTGCACCCTCAACCGCAGCGCAATATACGGCGAATCCGTCCGCATTGAATGCTTTAGTTGTGCACTTACTATCGTCACTTTGTACTCACCAGGCTCAGCCAATTTCTCAGGTTCAGGTGTCAAGTCTACAATCAACGTTTCCATCGTTAATCCTCCATTGTGTTAGGGACATTTTCCAAAAGTGAAAATATCATTCTGCAGTTGGTGCCGTTTCACCCTCCTTTCTATTTGGATTGTGCGGATAGCCACACAAGTCCAAAATGTTGGTTATGTTTGCTGGAATGCGAACATCCAGGATGCCACGACCTGCACGTGTGCGAGCCTTTACCTCGTCGGTGGTTTGTGTTACGAACGTTCGTTCGATGCCGTTGCGGGTTTCTTTGACTTGCATGTAGTACAGTTCGTCGAACATCAACGGAAGCCGCAGTTCCATTTGTCCACTGACGAAAACCATGTAACGAATTTCACCAGTGACTTCGTTTTTCATCACACCCGTATGGGCTATAAGCAGGGTGTGGCATGGGAGAGAAATAACTTCTTGGATGAAGTTACGCAGCCCTAGTTGTAAGTCATGGTAGATTGCGAGGTTCGGTTTTTTCCCTACCATGCCAGCCTGCTTAAGAAGGTGGTTCATGCGAATGTCGCTTAGGGAGGTGAGACTGTCTATTACGTAAAAGGCTGCTCTGTTAAACACGCCCTCGCTTTTCAAACGTTTTATGGAGGACTCGAGGCGTTTCCATTGGGTTGGATTCGTCGGGTCGTCCATGGAGAAGTCCTGGAGATAGATTTTGTCTTTGTTGTCGGAGATGAAACGGCTAATTGAACGAACGCCTCCCACGTCGAAGTTGTGGATTACCATTGGTAGTGGGCAGGTTTCAATCAAGCACGTTTTACCTACGCCAGCGTCGCCGTAGACGAGGAAGTTTAGTTTACTAGGTACATCATCGGCAATCAGTTCTACAAATTTGAGATCATCAATAGACATTTTCGCTATCCTCCACTCTTACAGTTATTGGTTTCGATACGTTTGTTGGATCCCATACGTCGTACACATAGCCCCATTGGTTGAACTCCTCAGGGGACAGAAGTCCGTTGGTGTTGTAGCACAGTTCGTAATATGGACACGGGCGTCGACCACCGCATTGGAAGCCTTGACATTGGTGAAAGTAGCGAAGTTGTTTTTCACCTTCAAGTGCACGTCCATCGTTAATGCGACGGTGGACAATCTTCATGGTGTTGTACCAGTCGAGGAGTTGTTGGGATGTAGGCACAACGATGACGATGTGGTTGGCTTTTTTGCCCATGTCTTGAGCATAGATGGAGCCGTCCTTCTTAACCCTCGGCGGCGCATGGAAGAATACGCCGTCGACGATTACACGGTCATATCGTCCATCGGAGAGTGAACGTAGGACTGTGGAATAGGACATGACTTGGAGATCGAAGGAGAATTGGCGTTCCCATGAGTGTGGGTCCATTGCGCTAGTTTTAATCTCCCTTACAACCATCTCCCCAGTAGTGGGGTCGGTTAATATGGAGTCTATACGAAACGCAAGGGTGAAATCCTTAGCCTCCAACTTGCCAGCGATTTCGCTATAGGTGATTTGCCAATCCCTAAGCCACGTCGCACAAGCCCAATATTCGTTCAATATTCGTCTGGCATTGGCGGGTTCCTTGGGATAGAAGATTTCGTCCATGTCAGCGGTGTATTGTTCACGGTAGGTGCATACAAAAACCTCGTAGGCTTCTTCCAATAGTTTTTCTGATGGGTCGAAGCGACGAGTTGTACGAATGAGGTTGTCGTGGATGTACTCAAAGTATCGATGAACAGAGATGCCGAACCACAAATCGTGGTTGGCGACTTTGTTCACATAGCCCAGTATGTGACGGTAGTAATACTTACGTGGGCACTGAAGGTAGTCTTTTACTTGTGTCGTGTCAATTAACATAGTATCTCTCCTGTGGATTTGAACTCGATTATGCGTTGTCGATAACGATTCTTGTAGAACCGCAAAATCTTTAGTCGTCCAAACTGTTTGACGACGTAGCCGCAGACGAGGACTTGTAGTATGGCTGGTCCATTTAACACTATGAAGTCCTCATCCGTCATCGAATCCAGCGTCGCCGAAACGAGATCGGCAAGTTCTTCGACGGAGCCTTTATTGATGAGCCCCTCAGTAAGACAAGTAACATCGCCCATCTTCTGTAACTCCGTCGTGTCGATGTTCCAGTTGTTACAGACAAATATCTTCATTGGTCACCTCTTTAGTCAACTTAACGCTTCTTCTAATAATGGTTGCCATGCCCCTCTTCAACGGCATCCACCATTTTAACTTTTCCAATATCTCCTCATCATCCAGACCCTTGTCCAATAACTTGCCCACGTAGTTCCGCAATCGGCGAATGTACTCCTCTCTAGCAAGATACAACACGCCATCCTCACCAAATTGATCAATTGCGGATTTGAGTGTCTCAGGTGCGTTGATGGGAACGTTTATCACTCTTCCACTTCGACTCTTGATAGAAATGCTAGTCTCCATACATTGTCCTCCTTCATGCCGTTGTATAAAACTTTAGCCTCTCGTATCTCGTTACGGTAGAGTTTCCATCTATCCCAGTCGACGGGACTGCCCATCAACATGGCATATAGGATAGCATCAACTATCTTCGACCTCATTGAGTGCATCTTCAATCTCCTTTAGCACGCTATCTTTCTTGTGGATGCCCAATACAGTGTTGTCAAATACACTGGAAATGGCGTCAGCCGCCTCCTGTGGAGGAAGCGGCTGAACACCGAGATGGGCTAGTAGCATTTGACAACTGTCCACGATGACCCTCGATTTAGACTTCAGAGATCTGAAGTTTTTATTATCCAGGTGGAACTTGCATAGCGTGCCGAACAGTTCATCGCTTATGCGTACTTCCACTAGCATCAGTTATCTCCTTCAGAAACGGGTACATCTTTGGGTTCTTCAGGTCTACGAACGTTTTTGACGGTGAGCATAAACATATACCCCGAAACAAGTAGGATAGCCATCTTGCCCACCAGTTCATTTGACACATAATCCCCACCAAATATCTCCTCTTGGATCAAGCGCCCAATTTGCTCTTCTCTATTCATCTTTGACGTCCTTTCTTTAATCGAAGGGGGGCGTTATTGCCCCCCACCATGTTGTTGGATTAGAGTACAATTGGTTGAGAGTCTTCGCTGGCGAACGAGTCCCATTTGGCTTTGTACTTCGCCACGAAGGCTTTTTGACGCTCGTTCAATTGTTGGACGGGAGTGGAGAACAACTGTTTATAGAATCCCGCAGGACGTGCCTTAACTGTTGCGATGTCCTGAGCAGGCAGATTGGACTTCGCCACGCATTGGTCAAACCAGTTCTTAAATAGACTCTCTTGCGTGACCTGTGTACGTCCACGTTCGTTCATCAGCGTTCCCACATTAACCTTGCGCTGCCCAGTGCGCTTAAACGCAGGGAACACAAGGTAGGCATTGACTGCCTTTGCTCCCACTCGTTCCATAAACTCTTCCAGTGTGACCCCGTCGAAGGACACTTCCAATGGCTCATCGGCAAAGTCAATCTCTCGTTCCCAGCCGTCCTCACCTCGTCCCTCACGGATTGTGCCAGTGTACTTGACAGTTAAGCCGTCCAATTTGACGTCTTTCAACTGTGCTGGCAGGTTGATTTGGTAACGTGCTTCTTCCTTCATACTCTCTTTCTCCTTATGTTTCGACGTGAGCACCATGCCCAGCGTCTTGTTGACATTGTGGATTCTACCAACTTTTGCCTACTTTGTCAAGATTATTTATTTGGGGGATATTCTAACGATAAACCTGCTCATCCGATAAGGGATATTTTTATTTTTGGAAAATATCCCTTTTTTGATGAACCTAACCATCTACTCCTGTGGAGGGATGGAGTCGTTTAAACGTTGTCGTTCGTAGTAGGTACTCGTTACGACAGAGAGGGCTTGTTCCAAGATGTCGTAGGCGACTAGGAGACAAGCATCCTGATAGTCGTATCCGAAGGACGAGAAGTTGTCGAATGCGTCTTCGAAGTCCTCTTCGTCCATCGTGGAGAGGATTTCCTCTACGACGATGTTGAGGTCGATTAGGTTAATGGATGGCGTAAGCATTCGTTAATCCTCCTTTTTAAACGGGTTAGGACGTATTGTTCAATGTCGAAGCGGTCGTCGGCGTCTACTGGCACGTTGTCGAGGATGTGTTCAATTTCGGACAACAGGCGCATTACGTGATTGACGACCGTTGGTTTGATGACGGCTTTACTGAATGATTCTATCATCGTCCATGTCCTCCAACATGTTCTACCTGTACGGTGAACACCATTCATCGTACAACTTCGTATATTCACAATATAGCCAATCTATCCACTCTTCCACTTCTTTCGCCACTCGTTCACACTGTAGCGCCTCTATCAAACTATACATAC